GGTGATTGGCCCGAGCAAGTGGAGGCAGCAGCAACAGCAGTGCGGGAAGCACTGGCCGCATATCAACAGCTAGCCGGATACAGCACTTGTCCTGATTCGTTTCGAATCGACAAGGCTCACGGCCTAGGGGCCTGTCGCCTCAGCAAACGGGGAGAAAGCTGACCCATGCGCCACCCACTCACCACAATCCTGGCCGTCGTCTCTGTGACCTCGGCCCTTTGGCTGGTGACCTTGGCCCAGCTGTCAGGGCCCACCATTTACACCTCGATCCCTGACCATTCAACCCGTACCATCTGGCCCGGCCCATGAACCGCACCGACACCCACCTAATCACGCTGACCATGACTGAGGGCCACTGGCTCCGCATCCGTGCCGCCCTGCTGTGCGCTGCTGAAGATCTGGCTCAGGCTGGATCCGATCAGGAGCGCCAGTACAAGCACAGCTACGACCTAGTGCGGCAGGGCCTCAAGCCCTGGCTAGGTGGCAACGCCTGAAGCCAGCACGGAGGGGGCCACCGCCCCCTCACACCACACCACACCCAACCGATGGCATTACCAACCCCTTATCAGTTAATGGAGGCTTACCGCACCTGGTGGCGAAGCCAGTACCAGACCACACCCAACAGCCAGGCCGTCGTGATCGCCGCGGCCTGGGCCAGGTACGTGCTAAGCACGCATGAGGCTGGCCTTGAACAACCAACAGCCGAGCAAACCAAATGATTCCCGAACCTGTTGTGCTGGCCCGCTTGCGGTCAGACTTACTCGACGCAATGTGGTTGAAATACCCATTGGCACTGTCGTTTGATCAGCTTGAGACAGCTGTTCGCCGCCAGTATCTAACACGTGAGACAGCGTGGCTGTCTGGTTCTATCAAGGCACAGTTATCTATGTTGAATCAAAGCGGATTGATTAGGCCGAGCACTAAAGGCTACCTATTAACTGAGCGAGGTCGTCGTGATCGACAACAAGCCGCTCGATTTTTAGGCAACAAACAACAAACAACACCACCGGAGGCAGTATGAAAGACCAGGAAATACTTGCGCTGTACCAACAGGTGCGCAACAGGTCCGACTTTTTTAATTATTGGAAGGCGTCAGCTGAGGCTGATCAAACACTTAGCTCAATTGACCACTTCGTCAAGGCAGACAAAGCATTGAACGACCATGTCATTGTTGCTTTTGCTCGGGAGTTAGCCCTTGGGTGGGGGGCCGGGTCATGACAACAAACGTCAATGCGTTGCTCGCAAAGCGAGGCCGGACGCACGGCAACTATGCAACCCATGCTTTTATTACACAAGATCTCAAGCGTGTGATTACTCATTACGTGGCTGACTTAGATCGCCGGCTAGACAACGACATGCAGGAGTCGCTCGACATGATTGCTCATAAGATCGGGCGCATCATTGCTGGTGACCCCAGCTTTGCCGATCATTGGGCTGACATTGCAGGCTACGCACAGCTGGTAGCCAATCGCCTTACTAGCCATGAGTGAGCCAAGCATTGGAGCACAGGCAAAGAGCAGCTCAGGGCTGCAAGAGAACGTGTTCTCTATTGCATATCCACCAACAAAAGAACAAGCCAACAGCAAGGGTTATGTCTTGTACTGGAACAAGGCATACGGCTGGCACAAGGGTGTCTTTAGCCTGCCTCGCCAGCCTGACGTAACGCATTGGACTTACCTGCCTGATGATCTGCCAGCCGAGGAAGACCCCTTGGCGTTGCGTGATGCTCGCTTCGCTGAATGGCTTGGCTCATTTCCAATTGGCTTTGACCCACCGATTGAGGCTTTATTAAAGATGGGATTTGTTGGCGGCTATCAGTACCGTGGCCAACCTTGAGCAACAGCTAGCGCTTGAGCGTGAGATGTTGCAGATCGGGGCTGATGCGTTCAGTTCCCGCATGAACCGCAAGCGCAAGCTCGGCACTGAAAGCCTGTCGGTGCATGGTGACATGCTTGCTGCCCTTGGTGTTGACAGGATTGTCGACAGCTTGCGACAGCATCGTGAAGCCATGCGCTCTGGCGCTGCTGGCCGTGGCTACGCACACCTGGGCCCGTTGTTGCAGCTGTCACCCAGCAAGGTGGCAGCAGTAGCTATGCGTGTGGTGTTGGATCAGCTGACACAAGCGTCCAAGTTTCAAGCGTTAGCCATTGCATTGGCTGATCGGCTATGGCTTGAGACCATGCTGGCAAGAGCTACCCCTGTTGAAGTCAAGCTGCACAAGCGCGTGCGGTATGGCTTTGAGCGCAAGCGCAAGGATGCCATGCGCCTACGCAACACGTTTGTTTGGACACCACAAGAAAAGCTAAGCGTTGGTTCGTTTCTTATTTACCTGGTGGAGCAGCACACCGGAATGATCGAGGTCTATATGGAGAAGGCTGCAATGCGCACAGTGAAACGTGTGCGTGCAACTAAAGCTGCGTTGGCATGGGTACGTAAGGCTGAGCAAGATCAGCGACTGCTGTGTCCCTTTGCTTTGCCAACCCTCATCCCACCTCGGGATTGGGTGACACCACTAGACGGTGGCTATTGGACAGAGGCATTGCCTGGCAACGTGTTGTTCAAGACCAACGCCGAGTTGATAGCAGCGCAGTCATGCCCTGATGGCAATGCGTACTTGTTAGCTGCCAATTTGCAGCAAGCAGTGGGTTGGCGCATCAACCAATGGATCTTGGCCCAGGTGCTGCATGCGTGGGAACACAACGTGCCTGTTGGTGCGTTGCTTGCACGTGAGGAGACAGCAATCCCTCCATACCCCAAGCATCTACCTGATGACCACGAAGAGGTGCATGCGTGGAAGGTGACAGCTCGACGCATCCATGAAAGCAATGATCGCAATGCAACCAGAAGGTTGACGTCAGCCAAGCAGCTATGGGTGGCGAAGCGATTAGCGGACGAGCCAACCCTTTACTTCCCAGTGCAATGTGATTTCAGGGGCCGGTATTACTACCGCCCTCCATACCTAAATCCACAGGGCAACGACGTCGCCCGCTCGCTGTTGCAATTTGCAAACGGCACCCCTATCAGCACTGAACGTGAAGCTGATTGGTTACGCATCCATGGTGCCAACGCCTATGGGTACAGCAAGTTGAAGTGGGCTGACCGTGTGGCCTGGGTGCATCAACACCACCAACAAATCCTCACGGCTGGACAAGAGCCTTGGTGTTGCCAAGGGTTTTGGACAACAGCAAAAGATCCGTGGCAATTCCTTGCGTTTTGCCGTGCGTATCAACAGTTCATTGAGCACGGGCATGGCTGGATCTGCCATCAGCCGGTCGTGTTGGACTGCACTTGCTCTGGCATCCAGCATTACGCAGCGCTGCTGCGCTCAGGCGACATGGCTGAGCTGGTCAACTTGACGCCAAGCGAAACACCACGTGACATTTACAACACGGTGTTGCAAGAGGTGCTGCAGCAGGTGCGTCGTGATGCAAGCGACGGCAACGAACACGCTGCCAACTGGCTGCAGCTGTCACCTGATCGCACGTTGGCCAAGCCAGTAGTGATGACCATTCCTTTCTCGGCTACACGTGAGGCTGTTGTTGAATTTTGCAGGGCATGGGCTACTGAACGTGCGTCTGAGTTGCTCGACAAGGATTGCTGGTGCTTCAAGCGAGGGTCAATGGCAGGCATGCACTACATGGCAACGATTTTGTATCGAGAGACGACGGCCCTGGTAGCACCAGCCAAGGCTGCGATGAGTTGGTTCCGCAAGATAGGCAAGCAAGCAGCTGAGCTTGGCCTTGCGCTGTCATGGACTACGCCATCAGGGCTGCCTGTGGTGCAGGAGTATTGGGATTACAGCAAGGTGCAGGTTCGCTTGTACCACCTGTCGTCAGTACCACTGCAGATGTTGGCCAACCACCAGCCAACCAACTTGAATTGCAAACGAATGGGCAACGCCCTTAGTCCCAACGTTATTCATAGCCTTGATGCCAGCCACATGGCGGCAGTTGCCATCGAGTCACATGCTGCTGGTGTACGGAATCTTGGGGGCATACATGATTGCTTTGCCACAACGCCAGCAGAGATGGCCGTGCTGAGGACCACAATCCGCAGTACCTTTGCCAGCATGTACGCTAGGGATTGGCTGACGCCCATCTGTGATGAGCTGATAGCCCAATTCCCAACGCACATACGCATCAAGCTGCCGCCACGCCCACAACTTGGCGGCTTCAATGCACAACTTACAAACAACGCTGATTATTTCGTTACATGAATTTCCTTTTTGTTGAGAAGCTACGTCTCACTACACCTAAATGCGTCTTTAGGTATCCGAAACTAATTGAACCTGACACTAAGTTCAACCCAGATGGTGACTACAAGGTGACAGCCATGATTCCTGCTGCTGAAGGGGCAGGCATTGCCGATCAGTTAGATGCCTTGTACGAAGCGCACAAGTCCAGCCTTAAAGAGCAAGCACCTGGCCAGAAGTTCAAGGCTGTTGATCCTAGCTTTGGGTATGAGGACATCGACGGTGTGCCGCATTTCACATTGACTGCTAAGTCAAAAGCAAAAGGCATTGCACGTGACGGACGCGCTTGGACTGCGTTACCACCCTTGTTTGATGCGAGTGGCGCAGCGGTCAAGGATCGTGAGACATTGCGCAGCATGTGGTCTGGCACCACAGGGCGTGTGTCATTTGAAGCATGCCCATTTTTCAACCCAGCCATTGGTGCTGGCATAACGTTGCGTCTTAAGGCTGTGCAAATCTTGGAACTTGTAAGCAATGGTGGCTCAGCCAACAGCTACGGATTTCAAGAAGAAGCAGGCTGGTCGTCCAGCTCGCAGGCGGAGAGCCAAGTCCCCTTCGACGGGACTGGGACAGCAGTCGACGAGGGGTTTGATTTCTAGGCAGTACCGTTCTAAGTACGAAGCATCTATCGCTGCGTCACTCAGGCATCGAGGGTTGGACTTCGGATACGAGGTTCGCTCCCTGGAGTACACGATTCAGGCGGTCTACACGCCTGACTTTGTCTTGCCAAATGGGGTGATTGTTGAGGCCAAGGGTTTGTTTGATGCGGACGACCGTCGCAAGATGGCTGCCATTAAGCAGCAGTACCCACAACTAGACATACGCCTTTGTTTTATGAAGGCTGACGTCAAGCTGTCAAAGGCACCACGATCACTGACCTATTGGCAATGGGCTGAGCGACACAACTTTGTGTGGTGCGAAGGAAACATCCCGACCGCGTGGGCTAATGCCATCCAAGTTCTTAAAGCATGAGGCGTGTCCTCAATGCAAATCAAAAAACAACCTGGCTAGATACGACGACGGCCATGCCACGTGCTTTGGCTGTGGCTACCAGGAGCAACCAAAGAAATCAGACAAGCCAGCACGCATGGAGCCACTGCCACCACTCGTTACTCCGACCCTTGATTTTCTTACGATCAAGGGCTTGCCAAAGCGTGGCATCACAGAAGAAACATGCGCCTTGTTTGGCTACGGGTATTCCAACCACGCTGGTGCTGCTGTGCAGGTGGCGCCATACCGCAACCAAGCGGGCAAGATTGTGGCGCAGCACATCAGGACACCTGACAAAAGGTTCAGGTGGCTAGGTGATTCAAGCAACCTGCAGCTATGGGGCCAGCACCTATGGCGGCAGAACTTTGGCAAAGAGACAAACCTTTTTGTCACCGTCACCGAGGGTGAGATCGACGCCATGTCGGTGTCACAGGTACAAGGCAACAAGTACCCAGTAGTCTCGCTGCCCAACGGTGCTCAGTCTGCCAAGAAGTACCTTGCTGCTAACGCTGCCTGGCTGGGTCAGTTTGCCAGGATTGTGCTGTGCTTTGACAGCGACGAACCAGGCATCAAGGCTGCTGAAGATTGCGTAGCTGTGCTGCCATTGGGCAAGGTAGCTGTGTGCCAGCTGCCCCGTAAAGACGCCAACGAAATGTTGGTGGCAGGAGAAGGCGAGGCATTGCGTGAGCTGCTCTGGAAGGCCACGCCAACCAGGCCTGACGGGATTGTCAATGCTAATGACCTATGGGCTGAGTTGATTAAGCCTGGCTCTCAGTCAGCTTGCAACTATCCTTGGCCACAGCTTGATGCCATGACCCGTGGCTTTAGACGCGGGGAAATGGTTACGTTGTGCGCAGGGTCAGGCGTTGGTAAGTCCAGCGTTTGCAGGGAGTGGGCTCACCATTTTCTCAGGGCTGGCTTGCGTGTGGGGTACATAGCCCTTGAAGAAAGCACTAAGCGGACCATGCAAGGGATTGTTGGCATTGAGCTGAACAAGCCAATTCACCTGGACCCAGCACTTGCCGATGAATCTGAGATTAGAGATGGCTTTGACCGTGTGTTTGGCACTGGTCGTTGCTTCTTGTATGACCATTTTGGATCCATGGATCCAGACCACCTCATCAGTAAGATCAGGTACTTGGCTGACGCTGAAGGAGTTGACGTCGTGGTTCTTGACCACCTCACCATCGTCATCTCAGGACTGACAGACCTCGACGAGCGTCGTGCTATTGACGTCACATGCACCAAGCTGCGCCAGGTAGTGGAGCAGACAGGCATTGGCCTGGTTCTAGTGTCACACCTCAAGCGACCGGAAGGCCGCGGCCACGAAGAGGGAGCACAGACTAGCCTTGGTCACTTGCGCGGAAGCCAAGGGATTGCGCAGCTCAGTGATGTTGTGGTCGGCTGCGAGCGCAACCAGCAAGGCGACGCATCAACACGCAACGAACTACAGGTGCGGGTTTTGAAGAACCGGTTCTCTGGTGCAACAGGACCTTGCGACAAGTTGCTGTACGACCAGGACACCGGACGCCTTGTTGTTCCCATGTCTCATTATTTTGGAACTTAATTGCAACAACCATGCTTTGCCCTAACTGCGACAGCAAGTACAACCGTGTCATCAACACACGGCAAGAAGGACCTGAAACCACAATCCGTCAACGCCTTTGCCTTGGCTGTGCCCATATCTTTCACACCGTGGAGGTGCACCTGCCACCCTTGTCTGTCCGCTGGACTGGCAAGACCATGGAGCGGGTTGAAGGGTACAAGGGAATCCGGTTCTTTTAATGCCACACTTCACTAAAAAACATTGCATGTTGGAGCAACTTAAATGACTCTCTTGATTGATGCTGACTGGTTGCTGTACGCAGCCTGCGCCGCTTGTGAGACTGACGTTCGATGGGATGAACACATCCACACCTTGCACCTAGAGCAAGCAGACGCCAAGAGTTACATGACTCACCAGGTGGAGAAGTGGCAAGACCTGACCAGCCACAGCTCAATAGTGATGTGCCTGTCTAGTTACCCAACCTTCAGGCATGAGCTGTCGCCTGAGTACAAGGCCAACCGTATTGGACGTCGTCGCCCATTAGGGCTAGGCGACATGCGGGCATGGATTGAACAGCAATACGAAACACGTTGCTATCAAAGCCTTGAGGCGGACGACGTGATGGGGATTCTTGCAACCAGCGGCGAGTACAAAGACCCAATCATTGTCTCTGCTGACAAGGACATGCGGACTGTGCCCGGTCGTTTGCTGCGCATGGATCAGATGGAAGAGAACAACCTTGACCAAGCCAACCGCAACTGGATGACACAAGCTTTGGTTGGCGACAGCAGTGACAACTATTCAGGACTAAAGGGATGCGGTCCAGTCAAGGCAGAGAAGCTGTTGGCTGCACACCTCACGCTGCCTGCTATGTGGAACGCAGTTGTTTCTGCGTTTCGCAAAGCTGATGAACCTTTCAACGCAGCCTTGCTTAACGCCCGCATGGCAAGGATCTTGCGCTATGGAGATTACGATTTTGCTGCAGCCACTGTTGACTTATGGGATCCTGACCGTGACCCTGCCATGAGAATCAATGGATGATTTATTTCCACCTATTGACGAAGCCCTTTTGAAAAGACTGGATGAGGTTTATCCTGAAGCTTGCCCAGACCCAAGCGCTTCCGACCGTGACATCTGGCTAGCCGTTGGCTCACGACAAGTGGTGCGTATGCTAAGGGCCGTCTATCTTGAACAACAAATCGAGGATTGACTCATGTGTGGAGGCCGTGGCGCACCCCCTGATAACAGCGCTCAAATTCGAGCGCAAGAGCAAAGCCTTGCATTACAGCGCGAACAAATGGAAATGCAACGCCAGCAAATGGCTGCGCAACAACAGCAATACACAGAGCAGTTAGCAATTAGCAAAGCTGCTCCGCCACCTGCTCCTAGCCCTGTGGCCATGGCATCCATGGCGACACTGGATAGGACTACGGCTCGTACTGCTGCAAGTGCGTTGCAAAATCCAACAGCTACCAGTGTTGCAGGTACGGATCCAGCCATGCAAGCTTCGGCGCCAGTAGTGCGCAGAGGCACTGGTCGCAGGTCTTATCGAACTGACTTGACAGGAGGCCTCAGCATTCCAGCAATCGGAGCGTACCGCTGATGTGTGGAGGTCGCCCGGGCGGAGCTAAAGGTGGTCCAATTGGGGCCACGATGGAACTGTTGGACAAGGTTCCGCCGGGAGATCCAAACAGGTCACCTCTTGCGCTGCCAAGAACACCAGAGGCTGATGCGTTTAGAACCACTAAATTATTCGACGCTGCTGGCCAGCCATTGGCAGGCACCGCACAGGCACCTATGGCTGCTCCAGCACAGGCACCTATGGCTGCTTCAGCACAGGCACCCATGGCTGCTTCAGCACAGGCACCCATGGCTGCATACAATCCTGGGCCCTATGGTCGTGGGATAACGGTTACCACCGCAAGCCCTACGGCTTCCGCCACTACTCCGGCTGCTGCTTCGACAGAGTTAATTGCACCAAGACTGGGCGTGGGCAGGCGAAGAGCAATGCTTACCCGCGCACCTAGTGGCCTCAACATCCCAGCTGTGTAATGGAACTTCATCTGACCAGCAACGTTGACCGTCAGTCCCAGCCTTACGGGTCAGACAATGGCGCCACGGCTGCAGCTAGATACGGTCAGCTACAAACCAACCGTGATCCGTACCTACAACGAGCGCGGGATTGCAGCAAGGTCACGATTCCAGGGCTGATCCCTGACGCAGGGCAGGGAGATCGAGGTCGCCTTAAGACTCCATATCAATCGCTGGGCGCAAGGGGGGTCAACTACCTGGCCAGCAAACTATTGATCACGTTGTTTCCCCCGAACTCAGCGTTTTTCAAGCTTGAGATTGACGACCTGGCACTGCGGGTTGCTGAGCAAGGGCCAGAGATTAAGACTGAACTTGACACTGCCCTGGTCAAGGTTGAGCGTGCTGGCATGTCTGCGTTTGAGGTGGCCAATGGCCGGGCCTCAATGCACGAAGCCTTCAAGCACCTCTTGGTAGGCGGCAACGTCTTGCTGTACGTAGCTGAAGATGGCATCAAAGTCATTCATCTCAATCGCTATGTCGTGTGTCGTGACCCAATGGGATACGTCACCGAGATAGTGGTGGAGGAAGAGGTTTACCCAGACGCTTTGCCTAAGGATTTTCTTGAAGAGATCGAGTCCGAAGACAACGAAGAAGAATACGGCTCGTCTAAAAAGACCATCAAGCTATACACGCACGTGCGTTGCGAACACGACAAGGTCCATTGGTATCAAGAAGCCAAGGGCCAGGAGATACCTGGCTCTCATGGGATGTGCGACAAGGATGTCAGCCCTTGGATTCCTCTTCGCTTTAACCGGGTAGACGGTGAAGAGTTTGGGCGTTCGTACATCGAGGAGTATTACGGCGACCTGCTAGCCCTGGAGTCCTTGTATCAAGCGATCCTGGAAGGGTCTGCTGCCGCGGCCAAGGTCTTGTTCCTGGTTAATCCCAATGGCACAACCAGGCCCCGCACACTGGCTAACGCCGAGAACGGCGCCATCGTTCAAGGCAACGCTGCTGACGTCACAGTCATTCAAACTCAGAAGGCGCAAGACTTAAGCATTGCCAGCACCACTATTGAAAGAATCGAAGGGCGCCTTCAGTTTGCGTTTCTCTTGAACACTGCCATCCAACGACCAGGTGAGCGGGTTACAGCAGAAGAGATTCGGTTCATGAGTCAAGAGCTAGAGGCTGGCATTGGTGGCTTGTACTCAATCCTTACCCAGGAATTGCAGCTGCCACTGGTGCGTCGGTTGCTGCATGTTTTGCGCAAGCAACGCAAGTTGTCTGCGTTCCCCAAGGGGGAAGGCGGTGCGCCATTGGTAAACCCTCGGCCTGTCACAGGCTTGGATGCCATTGGTCGTGGCGATGATCGGAACAAATTGATTCAGTTCATTACCACCGCTACACAAACGCTTGGCCCTGAAGTGTTGGCTAAGTTTGTCAATGTCGACGAAGCCTTGCGCCGCCTGGCTGCAAGTGAATCTATCGACACTACTAACCTGATCAAAACTCAAGAACAATTACAACAAGAGATGGCTGCTGCTCAAGCCGAACAGCAACAAGCAGCGCAACGCGAGATGATGATGAGTGGTCTAAAGTCCCCAGCCATGGCACAAGTGGCCAACAACTACACCAAAGAAGGAGCACCTTATGGCCCGCAGTTCCCCGAAGGCGCAGAACCTGGACAGCCAGGAGTCAGCCCCAACGCCCTCCCAACCCCTCCCCCCGGACCCGGTATCCCTAGTGGACCCGGTATCCCGGGTGCCGCAGGCGGCTCTATCTGAAGACATCGTCATTGGTGACGTTGCCATCTCAGCTGTTCGTACCCCTGAACCTCAGCCTGTCGTCGAATACGGCGACAACGGATCAATCACCATTCGATAAACACACGTCTCATGCCTGAAGCTGTAACTGTTACTCAAGTCGAAAGTCCAGCATTGTCCCCCGAGAATAAAGAGATGCTCGCTGCCATGGCAGGAGAGCAAGACGCTGAACCAACTGAGTTGTTAGCCGGTAAGTACAAGTCTGTTGAAGACTTGGAAAAGGGTTACAAGGAATTGCAAGCCAAGCTTGGCCGCGGTGAATCATTGCCACCAGAGGGCGAAGACGACGCAAGCGATTCAGTTGACAGCGATCAAGAGGAGCAGGAGCAAGCGGAGCCAGTCGGCAACGCTCGCGAAATATATGGCGAGGTAATTGGCAGCAAGCTTGAAGAAGCTGGCATTGACTTTGGCGACATGAATACCCGCTGGCAACAGACGGGCGATCTAAACGCTGGAGACTATGACCAGCTGGCAGAGGCTGGCTTCAGCAGAGACATGGTTGATGCGTACCTAAGCGGCCTTCAATACAAGGCCGCCCAGGACACTGCTTTATCTGTCAAGGAAGTGGCAGCCATTAAGCAATCTCTTGGCGGTGAAGCTGAGTACGGTCGGATGATTGAGTGGGCAACAGCAAACCTAGCCGATGATGAGATCCAAGGCTTTAACCAGATTGTCAACACGCAGCCTATGTCTGCTGTGCGGATGGCAATCACTGGCTTGCATGCGCGATTCTCAGCAGTCGAAGGTCGTGAACCCAAGTTGATTGGTGGTCGTGCACCTAAGGGCAACGTTGACAAATTTGAAAGCACAGCTCAGTTGGTAGCTGCGATGTCAGACCCTCGGTATAGCAATGATCCTGCGTATCAAAAGAAGATTCAAGAAAAGCTTGGCCGTTCGTCAATCTTTTAAGTACACTATTTGCACCTAGACCCACTCACAAAAGCGACGGCCCACTGCGGTGGACACCCATTCGTGACAGGAGATCGTGGTCGGGTTAACCCCCAACCCTTCATTTCCCTAGGAATCCGTCAATGGCCAACTTTACCGCGTCTCGCCTTGGTGTAGTTAACACCACGACGGACGGCTCTTTTGCTCAAGACAACAATCTTTTTCTTCAAGTCTGGGCTGGCGAAGTCTTGACTGCTTTCCGCAAGTCAACGATTTTCGAACCACTACACACCGTTCGCACTATCAGCAACGGCAAGTCAGCCAGCTTCCCAATCGTCGGCCTCAACTCAGCTGCGTATCACACCCCAGGCAACATGCTTGTGGGCACTGCGGTCAAGCATGCAGAGGCTGTCATCAAGATCGACGACAAACTTGTTTCCAACGTGTTTGTTGCTGACATTGATGAAGCTAAGAATCACTTCGACGTACGCAGCCCTTACTCGGCTGAAATGGGCAACGCCCTGGCGTACACATTTGACCAGAACATTGCTGCCATGATTGCCAAGGCAGCTCGTACTGCCACCAACTTCAACACTGACCTACCCGGCGGTACTCGCGTCAAGATTGTTGCTGCCTCTGTGGCTGCAATCACTGGTGCTCAACTGGCTACAGCATTATTTGCTGCAGCTCAGAAGATGGACGAGAACAACTTGCCAGAGAACGACCGCTACTGCGTGTTGGCTCCTGCTGAGTATTACAAGCTCGTTACAACCACTGACGTTATCAACCGTGACTGGGGTGGCGCTGGCGCTTACGCCGACGGCACCGTGCTGAAGGTTGCTGGCATCACCATCTTGAAGTCAAACCATCTTCCCAAAACCAACCGCGCCGCGGTTGCCGGGGAGAACAACGACTACTCTGCCAACTTCACTGACTCCGTTGCGCTGGCTTTTAACAAGCAAGCCGTCGGTACTGTGAAATTGATGGACCTCAAGATGGAGCAGACCGGCTCTGATGTGCACGCCCTCTGGCAAGGCACGTTCATGGTTGCTTCTATGGCATTGGGTTCTGGGATTCTTCGTCCTGACTGCGCCATTGAAATTTATCAAGCAACCAGCTGATTGGTTGATAGGCCAATATGGGGGGACTCCGGTCCCCTCTTTTTTTTTTGGAGATCTCTTATGGCTCTCGCTCGCACCACGTTTCTTGAAGCCGTGAACCGAGTGTTGCAAATGCTTGGCGAGGCACCTATCAACAGCTTGCTTGGACAGTTTGGGTTGGCGCAGCAAGCGCAAGATGCGTTGAACGACGTGAGCCGCAAGTTGCAGACAGAGGGCTGGTCGTTCAACACTGACTACGAACGTCTGTTGCAACGAGACGCAGCGACCAACCAGATTGCCGTTGGCACCAACGTCAGCCGGGTCAAGGTTGACCTGTTTAGCTACCCTGACCTTGACGTAGTGCAGCGCGGTACTCAGTTGTACGACCGCAGAGCCAACACGTACGTCTTTACAGAAGACCTGTACGCCGACGTCACGTACATCTTGGAGTGGGATGAGCTGCCTGAGTACGCCCACCAATACTTCATGATCAAAGCTGGGCGTCAGTTGCAAGAAGCAATCCTCGGATCAGCTGACTTATCCAAGATCAACATCACTGCTGAGATGGAAGCTCGCAGCTTGTTCCTTGAGGAAGAGACAACCCGCGGCGAGCACAGCTGGTTGCGTGGCAACCCAAGCCACATAAATGCTTTCATGACTTACAAGCCTGCTCAGGCACTGCGTCGTTAGCCATGCCATTGATCAGCAGCTCCATTCCAAACCTGATTAACGGGGTAAGCCAGCAACCTGCTGCTTTGCGATTGGCATCTCAATGCGAGCAGATGGTCAATTGCACCCCAAGTCCTGTTGAAGGATTACGCAAGCGCCCACCAGCGCAGCACATTGCCAAGCTGTTTGCTGGATCAGCAGGTGCCGGTCGCCCGTTCACCACCATTGTGGACAGGGACGGAGCGATCAAATACTTGGTGCTGATTCAGGACAACGCGATCAAAGTGTTTGGCTTGGATGGGTCTGCCAAGACTGTCAACACTCCACACGGCACGTCGTATCTGGATATTACGGGAGAGCCCAGCTCGGCCTTCAGGGTTGCATCAGTTGCGGACTATATGTTCATTGTCAACAGGGAGAAAACAGTTGCCATGTCAGGCACGCTGTCGCCTGTCTGGGGCACCAAGAGCATGGTGTTTGTCAAGTCTGCTGAGTACGCCACCACATACAGCATCACCGTCAACGCCACCACGGTGAGCTACGAAACCCTGCCAGCTGGCGGTAAGCGCATGTCGGCTACGTACAGCAGGACTGGGGCCACTGTCACCGTGACGGCTACAGCTCACGAGCTGGTGACAGGGGACCAAGTGGATATGAGTTTCTCTAGCGGTGCTGGCACTGCCGGGACGTACACAATTACTGTGTCGTCTGCCAACGCATTTACATACACTGACCCCAGCTCTGGCACGACGTCTGGCAATTGCATTGTTGTGTATGAGCCCAACTACAGCCCCAGCACAGTTGAAATAGCAGGGGCATTAAGTACGGCCTTGAGCACAGCCTTGGGTGGCAGCTTCACGGTGACCAACAGTGCTGGCCAGTACATCGTCCGCATTGCTAAGAACGACAGCTCTGATTACACAGTTAGCAGCACTGACACTAAGACTGGTTTAGCTATTCAAACAATTAAAGGAAACGTCGACACCATTAGCGACTTGCCAACAACAGCAGAGCATGGGTTCCTCGTCAAGATTATTGGGTCTAACGCCACTGGCGCTGATGATTACTACGTCAAGTTTGTAGCCAATACTGGCTCAGGCTTTGGCCATGGCGTTTGGCAGGAGACCGTTGCCCCTGGCATTGCATACGAATTTGACGACGCAACAATGCCGCACGTGTTGATCCGCAATAGCAGTGGGACATTTACTTTTCAAAAGTTCTCTTGGTCGCCACGTGTGGCAGGCGATTATACTTCAGCTCCAGAGCCAAGCTTTGTTGGTTCAAAGATTCAGAACGTCAATCTGTTTCGCAACCGTTTGGTTTTCTTGGCTGACGAAAATGTCATTACGTCAGCTGCTGATGCGTACGACAGATTCTGGCCAGAGTCTGTCCAGACAGTGGTAGACAGTGACCCAATTGACCTGAGCGCTGGCAGTCGCAAGATCAATTTCTTAATGACCAGCTTGGCTTTCTCCAGCGTGTTGCTGCTGTTTAGTCGGCATGGTCAGTTCCGTTTGGACTCAGGGTCTAACACCAGCCAGTCACTGTCACCTAAGTCAGCGTCCATTACTCAAGTCACGGGATTTGAAATGGGCGAAGCCGTGGACCCTGTCGTTGTGGGCCGCACTATTTACTTTGCTGTGCCCAAGGGTGACTTTAATGGCTTGCGAGAGTTCTTCTTGCCAGATGCCAATGGCCCAGCTCCTATATCAGAGGAGGTGACGTCGTCAGTGCCACGGTTCTTGCCTAGCAACCTATGCAATCTGGTTGCAACAGCTGCTGAGGAAGCCGTCTACGCCGTGTCAAAAGACTTCCCGCGACGAGTGTATGGGTATAAGTTTTATTTCCAAGATGACAAGAAACTGCAAAGCGCTTGGGGCTACTGGGAGACCAACGCTGGTAAAAGCATTATCGGTGTTGATCTGGTCGACAGTGACTTGTACCTGGTCGTCCAGTATTCCGATGGCGTTTACCTAGAGAAAGTTGTCACGCATGCTGACAGCGTAGATAGCGGTTCCTCAGTGGAACTATTGATGGACCGCAAAACCACAGAGGCCAGCTGCTCTGTGGTTTTAACAACGCCTGCTGGCTTGGACATTCAGAGCACTATTACCTTGCCGTATCCAATCGACACGGTGAACAGCAATATGGTTGTGGTTGGGCGCTTGGCTCCTAGTAACACTATTAAGCATGGCCAAGTCATTCAGATCCTGTCGTCGACAGCAGCTGGTGGCGCTGGTGGCAATGGCACTCTTACGGTGCGCGGTGACCTAACTGCTGCCAAGTTTTATGTTGGCGAAATATACAACATGCTTTATGAGTTCAGCACTCAGTACCTGAAGGAACAACCACCAGGCGGAGGTATGGCTGTAGTCGCAGGGCCCAAGCTGCAACTGCGTACCTGGACTGTTATCTTTGACCGCACGTCGGCCTTTGACGTCAAAGTCACGCCACGCGGACGTGACACCATGACGTCAAAGG